CAGCCAGATCCTTGTTGATCTCGTCCAGCATGCCGGTCTGACCACGACGGCGGGCCTCGTAGGCTTGGCCGTTCAATTCGTTGATGCGTGCCTTCAGTTCGGCATTCAGCGGGGTGTAGTTCACGAAGCTGTTCTGGCCGCGAGTCTCGCTCGTCATGGCCAGACGGGCTAAGGGGGAGAACATCTTGCTATGAGCGGCCCAGGCAATCTCTTCACCCTTCGGGCCAAACTGGTTGCCATGAATGGCGTGACCGAAGAAGTCATGTACCGCCCGGAACATCTCGTTGGTGTTCAGGCCAGTTGAAGGATCAACCGCGTTCAGGAAGTCGTGGGGATCGCCGCCCTGATACACGTACATGTGGCGGTTGCCGTAGATGTCGCGCAGCAGTTCTTTGCTATTGTCGTAATTGCCCTCACCGGCGCGGTGGTAGGACATGTTTATGGGCAGCGCTCGAAACTGTTGCTCGGTTTCATTGGCCAGTTGCCGGTAGGACGCCTCCATCAGTTGGTCGTAGTTCTGCGCTCCAGACTTCTCGACCAGCGTGGGGTACTTCTTGGCGTAGGCATCGAATACCGCCGTCTTATAGGCGGGATCATCCGTTGATGCCAGTTGGAAGACGCGGCCGATAGGGGCCTGCTTCAGAAGGGATGACTCGGGAATCTCTGGCAGCCTGTAGGCGCCGCCTGCATTCTTGCGACTGTACTCATCAGCCACCTGCCGGACGAAGTTGTCCGGCTGCTTCATCATTTGCTGAATTGCTTCGTCCGTAACTGATTGCGGAACATCGCTTCCAGTTGGTCCGAGGAGACCTTGGGGGCGCCCAACACCTTCTTTCGTTCCGCGATTCTGTCGCCCAGTTGCTTGAGGTAGGTTTGGGCGGACTCGATAGAACGGTCCTTCTTGGGTTGTTTCATACGTGACTCCTTGTGGTTTTACAGGCGCCACTGGCGCAGCAGACTCCGGCGTCCTCATCGGGACGGGAATCGAACGGTCTTCAATTCTACCTTGAATTGGAGGAGTCCTGGCCTTTTGTGCCAGAGCCTTAGTTGCGGATGCCGTGCCCTTCATGCCGGGGATCATGCCCACAGCGCCGAAGACGCCCTCCACACCGGCGCCGATGTAGTCACCCTGCTTGGCTGCCTCACCTGCTGCTTCGAGACCGCGGGCAGCCTCTTGAGTCTGCATGGCCGTACCCAGGAACGGGACGATGTCGGCCAGCCCCATGCCCAGCGGCAAGTTGCTGCTTGTGCCACCCATCAGGGTCTCAGCCCGCTGGCGTGCTTTGTATCGATCAACCCCAAGGGCTTCCATACCGCGCTGGAGCTTGCTCGCAGCGATCTCCCGGAATGTCGGGTCGTAAGGTTTGATCTCGCCGGTAATCGGGACGTTTGAAGGCATGGCCGGAAGCGGCGAAGGCGCCGACGGCTTCTCTTCCGGTATTGACCCGAGAACCATGTCGGCAAGCTGCTTTCCAAAGTCGGCCATAGCCTAGCCTCTCGAAGACGAAATTAACCGCAATGATACTCTCGTGCGGTCAAACTGCATACGGGTTCTCACGTCGGTTTACTCCCGCATCGATGTAATCCTCGTCGTCCAATTCATCGGGAGGAGCCGGGTCGATATTCAGGAATCCTGCATCCCGTAAATATCTCAGGGCCTGGGATAAGGCATCGCAGAAATCATCGTGGTCAGTATTGGGGAATGAGCACACCTGGGAAACCATTCCCTCGGCCCAGTCCCGGACATACCCTTTCTTATTCATCGACTCCGGCACCCATACCCTTCCGGCCCGGATGATGTTGGCCACGATGGACAGGCGCTGGACCTTATCTGCTCGGCCGGGGTTATATGACCGCACCGGCACGTGGGCCCGCTGTAAGTCTTGGATCAGGGATATGCCCGCGGCCTTGTCCTCGACCAGGACCAGATCCACTCGCTTGCGGTCCTTGCCCTCCCCGAAGACGGTCTCGTACTCCTCGATGACCTTGGGCTTGAGGTCCGGATACTGGAGCCGGTCCTGCCAGCAGTCGATGATGAGCACCGACATCCCGCCATCCTGGGGCTTGAACACCCCAAAGGTGATGGCCGCGGTTGGGTCGTTGTTGGCCTTCTCGGTGAAGGCGCAGTCGTAGGATTGCAGGACGAACTCCAGCCGGGGGATGGGCTTGTCTGCTGGCCACAGGCGGAACCAGTCGCGGGAGACGATGCCACCCTCTTCCGGGTCGATGATCTCGGCGTAGATCTCCTGGCGGCCGAGCTTAGTGCCCTCGTACTGGAGGATCTGCTTCTGAAAGCTAGGCGCAAGGTGCTCGATGTTCGAGTAGGTGCTGGCCGTCGTCAGGTGGACGTCGTCGCCCTCCCGGCCGATCAGGTCCACGATCAGGTCCTTCGGCTTCGGGGTAGTCGTAGCCATGATGCGGGTTTGGGTTCCCAGGCGGACGGAGAACATGATCATGTCCCACGCCTCTTGCAGGTACTCCCAGGCGGCCAACTCGTCCAGCCATGCCCCGTGATACTGGCCACCGCGGAAACGCTCAGGCTCAGACGCCGGGACGCCCTTGATCAGGCTGCCGTTGGTGAGCTTGATCTCATGGTACGCCCGGTTGTAGTCGGCGATCAGGACCTCAGGGATCACGGCCAGGAGGCCAGACTCACCCTCAAAGCACGTGGACCGGACGTCCATGGATGTCGGGGCGGCCACCAGCCACCGGGTCCCAGGCTGCTCCCAGGCCCACCAGCCGATCTGCTCCGCTGCTGTACGGGTTTTCCCTGCACCGCGGCCAGCCAGCAGCAGCCAGATGGTCCACCAGTCCCCAGGGGGCAGGATCTGATGGTCGTGGGCGGTGGATAGCCACTTGGTGCGCCACTCGAAGGCGGCCCTCCGTTCGGGAGGCAGTAGGGCGTATTTCTGCCGAACCTCCTCGTCCTTGAGGGTCTCGATCAGCGGATCAGCCATGGGCTTTTGTTTGTCGCTTGGCCTCGATGTTCTTGATCAGGGCGTCGAAGATACTGATGTCTGCTTCGACCTTCAGGGGGTTTTCGGCGTCTCCGCCCAGCGCCAGCTTGTCGCCGTACTTCTTGGGCTTGAGCTTCATGGCGGTCCACTTACGGGCGTCGATCCGGTTCTTCTGCCACTGGAGGAAGGCGCCGTCCAGCTTGTGCTCGATCAGTTCGCCTTGCTTGTTCGTCACGGCAATGACTTCGGGCTGCTCATCGGCGATGGCGATGATCTCGTCGGCCAGGGTGTCGGCCTGCTCTTCTCTGGCGCGTGCGTATTGGTCGGCAAATGAAGAGTGACGCAGCAACCAATCGTAAACCGTGGACCGATCGGGCATCCCTTCGTCCTTTACGATCTCCCTGAGGCTTTCCCCTTCAGCTATCCGGATACAGATGACGTCAGCAATGTGCTGGGAGAAGGTGGTGGGGCGGCCTACCTTGGCCTTTTGGGCGGGTTTTTGAGGCGCGGGCTGCTCTACCCCAGCGATAGGGGTTTCTGGCGCTTCTGCGGCCTTCTTGGTTGACTTGCGTGGCATCTCATTCTTCCAGAGACATTGACGCCAACGATTTTAAGCTGAAATTGATGCTGTTGGGTAGTTGCGCCCTATAGCTCTTCGGTGATTCGGATTCTCACCTTCACCAGTTTTGAGTCCGGCTGGGGCCAAGTTTCCATCCATTTCATGGCGTCGGATTTTGTCCGGAAGGATCGGTATGGGAATCCCAGGGTTGGATCGGCCTTCACGTAGGAGCCTGCCCTGGTTCTGATCATCCAGATGGCCTTCGGGGTTCTCACGGGGTTTTCCCCTCCCGGATGGCCTTGGCCACCAGTTTGGCAGCAGCATGGGCGGTGGCTCCCACCTCTACCCGGCTGTCCTTGGCCATGGCGAACTCGTACCAGTGCTGGGCGGCAGTTTCGGCGATATCGGCGCACCGCTCCCGCGTTCTCTCGGCCACGATGTTCGCAAACTCCTGAAGCTGCGCCTCGTGTCCAGCACGTTTGGACGCCCACTTTATCGGCATACCCAGAGAGTTGATTATCTCAAAAAGCTCTTGGGGGTGAAAAAATGGTTCGCGGCTCATTGCTAACCCTCTCTGGCATCAAGCATGGCGTCCGCAATGCGGTACGAAGCCTCCGCAAGGTCGTCCATGGTTGAGTCCCCATATTGGGCATCTCTCCCCGCGGCAAGCAACCCGTTCATGGCTTTAGCTGCAAAGTGGTCGCGCAGTTCTTTGCGCTCAGACTTGGCAAGAGCTTTGCGGAGGGCGATGATTTCATCCCACAGACAGCCCTCATCTTCGATTTGCTTCAAGTTTCTTTGAAATCCTGATTCCAGGTCGACCTGAACAAGCTGTTCTTCTAATTTTTCTAAGGCCCTCTCCGCGGCTTGTCGTAAGTTGCTCATGCTGATGTCCTTTCTCCGGTCAATTCACGGTCGGGCACATAGTCGTGGACGATGAACCCGTTTTCGATTTTTCCTACCCACATCTCGGGTATCCACGTGAACCCGCCAGACCGCAGGCGCCTCATGTGTGCCCTGCGCTTATGTCTGGCTGGGCTGGCATGCGTACCGCCCTTGTGAGGCTGCTTTACCTGCGGCTCAGGCTTCAGTTCGATCGTGTTCCATGAGTACACCAGCGGCTCGCGCTTGGCCCTGCGCTTGCGGTTGATGAACTCCATGCCCTTAGCCATGTGAGCGGTGACCACCTGCTCGGTGGTGTGCGCTCTCAGGTTGACCAAACAGGCGTAGTTCACGGCGCTGATGCAGGCGTCCTCGTACAGTTGCAGGGCATCACGCTCGGCCATGCCGCCTTTAACTGCGGCTTGCATGAGCTTCTGGTGCACGACCACATTGGTGCCCTCTGGAGCGTCATCTTCGCTGCCGACCACCTTCACCCGCTTCTCAGTGACGATCACCATGGGGCTGTTGAACCCATCATTCGTCCACAGCATGGCGGCCGCGCCTTCATACCCGCCGAACTTGATGTACTTGTCGTAGGTGAAGGCGATTTCCGGCCACGCGGGCTGGATGATGGCCATGTGGTCAGACGGCGTCAGGAACTCGTTGAGGTGGCGCATCTCCGTGTCCCAGCCATGCTGGCGGCCGATCTTCGTAAGCTCCTCCTCGGCGCCGTCGTCCAATTCAGCGAAGTCGAACCACGTGTAATCGGCGGCGTCAAAACCCACCTTTGATGCAAGATCTGCTACTCGGGGATTCATGTTCTGCTCCTAGTCTTCTTCGCTCTCTTTGCTTCTGTCCCTGATGAAGTCAGCGCAATCCCAACAGCCTTCGTCGTACTGGTCATGGCTGCCGTTGTTGTTTATCAAAAATTCACAGATCTGAGCGCACTGCTCCCGCTCATACTCGGCCGCCTTCGTGGCCAACATCACGATGAACTCGTCCACGTGTATGCCCCGCGGGATCTGCTCAATCAAGGCCGCCACCTCTTCCCTGGTCATACCTTCCCCGCTTTCGTTGGCCATTCGGCCCAAATGATGGGGTTACCGACCACGTCTTCCCGCTGGCTGACGATGTCCAAAAAGTCGTAGACATCGACCTGCACCGGCGTGATGGCCTCCTCGTCTTTGCGATCGAGGTAGAAGTGAGCCAGATAGTCGATCACCTGGACGTAGGTCATGCTGATCCCGGTGCCCTGCTTGAGGCGGTTCTGGATCATCTCGATCTCCGGGGTGATGGGTAGCGTCACGCGCTTCATTTCTGGGCCCTTTCGTTTGATTTGCGGGCGTGCTTGGCGCACCGGACGAGGTACTTGCCCCAGAACTCCTGCTCGGAGGCCCTTATTTCGATCGACAAGGCCCTGAACTGGTCGAGGTGGTCCCTCACTACCTCCGCGGGGAATCCAGCCTCGTAAAGGAGCATTAAAAGGGTTTCGTCGTCGTTGATCATGCAGCCCCCGTTGAACGTCCGTTGAACAGACGCTGATCAGGCGTTGTGGTCCAGCACGCGCTGGATGGCTGCGATCATCTCGCGGGCCTGATCTTTGGTCAGTGTGCAGCGGGCGCTGCCACCACGGACTTGCAGGGAGAGCCAGATGTCGTCATCGAACTGGTCGATGAACACGCACTCGCCATGCTCGGTGGTTTCGATACGGGTGTTGAGTTCTACGGCTGCGGTCATGATTACTTGCCCTCCATGTGATTGAAGATCTCTTCCTGGATATCGCGCTCGATGCGGTCATTGAGCTTGCGCTCCAGCCACTTGGCACGGTAACCCTTGCGGTCCAGCAGGATGTAGTCGCCATAGCCACCCTCGGACGGGTAGCAGTACTCGGGAGGCCCGCTGATGTAGGCGGGCACGTAGGCTTCGTAGTCGGTCACGCCGATGATGCAGGGGATGCCTGCGACGTAGGTCTCGATCTCGGCGATGCAGCGGTTGCGGTCCATGATGTTCCTTTCGTTAAACCTGCTCTGTTGCAGTGGTTAGAAGTTTAACACGAAATTGAAGTGGGCCTGCAAGTGTTTTTTCTCACAGGCCCGTCTCGATCAGAACTCGGGGTTCATGCGGCTGATATGGCCAGCCACCAGGGACCACATGCCACCGTTGAGCCACAGACCCCTGTTGCCCTGGCGGTAGAACTTGCGGCCGGTGTCGGTGGTGATCAGCTTCATGGTCTTGCTGATGCTGGTGATCCTGCCGCAGGGGTAGTAGTCGCCGTTGAATGCGTAGGACACCTCGTCGCCCACAGCAGGGGCCTCGATCACGTCGAAGCGGGGATAGCAACCCTCACCAGCGTCGGTGGCGATGTAGGTGCGACCGGTAAGGCGGGTGGCGCTGTCGGCGATCTGTTGCGCCAGCATCATGCTGTCGAAGTCGTTGCGGTTGGCCCAGCCGGTGCCGTGCGTGCCATCAGTCTTGGCCCACCATGCGTCGGGATTGCCGACGGCATCCTCAGGGAGCTTGCCGGAGATGGCGGTGACTTCGAGGGCGGCGTTGATGTTGAAGTAGTTCATGTCATTTCCTTTCAGTGAACCTGCTCGATTGCAGTGATTGGGAGTTTAACACAAAATTGAAGTGGGGGATCAACTAGGTGCTTTCCCTAGTGTTCTGATCCACCACCTCTTTGAGCGCCTTGATGGCCCGCTCCAGAGCTTCGATGTCTTCGGTCACGCCGTACTTGACGTCGAAGTGGTCATCCACCCAAGAGTTCATCTCCTCCACACTACGCTTGACCTTACGGGCAGCGAATACGGCCAGCATGATGGCTTGGTTGATGTCAGTCATGGCGGCGGTCCTCGTCGAGCAGCAGCCCCGCGGCAGCGAGCAGGGCGCCAAAGATCAGCATGGGCATCTGGAGGTCCAGGTTGTTCTCCAGCACGGTAAGGGAAATGGCCACCATCACGGTGCCCACGATCATCATCACGGCTTCTTTCATTTCAAGCCTCCGCCATCATGTCGGCCCACTCAGAGCCCATGGCGTCGGCCACATAGTCGTAGCTGCCTTTGGTGCCCTCTTGCACGTCGTCTCGACCAGGGATGGTGTTGCCGTAGTAGTCGCGTGCGCGGCTCTTGCCCAGCATGCAGCGGCCGCTCTCGATGGCCTCCATCATGGTGCGGCCGTACGAGCCCTGAAGGCCCCACATGCCGCTGTTGATGGTTCGCTGTATGGCCAGGAAGTACTCCTCCTCAGTGGCCTCCTCGTCGCACTCGATGATATTGATGTCGTTCAGTGTCAGCATGATGTTCTCCGATGATGGGGGCCGAAGCCCCCGGTTGATTACTTGGCAAGCATTCGCTTGCATTCGTCACAGTCGCATGGCTCGACTGAGTCCTTGATGTCTGCACGCAACTCTTTCATCGAGTCGTATGCGTAGGTGTGACATAAGGCCATCGGGTCATGGTTGAACTTCCATCCACCAGGAAGGTTGAGGATGAAGACGCCGGGTTCATCGGTGTCGACATCTCGGGCCACGTTGAGCTTGTATTTCATCGCGGCCTCCTGATTACTTCTTGGGGCTGACGCGAACGTCGGCACGGCCTTCCTTGCGGAAGGTGTCGAGTACTTCTTCGGTGATGCCGTAGGCCACGCAGAGCTTGTTGTAGTCCACGGTGCCAGCAACTGAAACCAGTTGCACAGAGACGCTGTGCAGTTCGCCCTTGTGCTCGCCTTCGCCGTACTTGTTGGCGATATCGGCCTTGAGCTTTTTGATCTGATCGGCCAGCTTCTTGGCTTGCTGGTCCAGCACGTAGAGTGCGTCGATGTCAGAGGAGAGGCTTGCGACTGCGGAGACTGCGTCGAGAGTTGCGATGTTGTTGTCCATGTTGATCACCTTTCTGTAAACCGGCTCGATTGCCGTAAGACAGATTTCAACATGAAATTAAAGTCGCTGCAATACCCCTTGTTGCAATTCCCCTACTTTTTTGAGGGGATTAGCAGTTCGAGGGTGTCGGCCAGGATGTCTAGCTCCCCTACGCTGTGACGCTTGAAATCGTCCCGGGTGCCGTGCCATCCTTTACTGCCGGTGTGGTGGTGCTCGCACAGAGGGATCACCAGCCAGTCGCTCTGGCGTTGCGCCATTCCAACACCGGCCCTCGGATGATGTAGCTGGGCGGGCGTCCCGGGATATCCCAGGCGCCTGCACATGCCGCAGCCCAGATCGGCCACGGCGTTCTTCCACTGCTTGATGTTCACTGAGCCCCTCGGTCAATCATGCGATTGCTGGCCTCCATGGACCGCCAGACGTCGATTCGGGCCTGGGCTGCCACCATGAGCCACCGCAGGCGTTCTTCTTCCTCTACGGCCGATTTGATGGCCAGCAGGTGTGCTTTGTAGTTGGGGTCCGCATATGCCTCGCGCTCCTGCGCGTTGACGGCTTCAAACCCATGGGCCAGGGCGGTCTTGCATAGCTCGGCCTTCATGGTCTTGCGGTACTCCTCCACGTAGATCCGGTTGGCTCTGGCCTGCGCGTACTTCTTGCTGTTGGCGATCATGAAGTCGATCGCTTCGTTGGGGTCAATGATTTTCTCGGACATGTCTCAGCTTTCTGAAATGATGTGAACACCCTTCGGGGGCTTTTCTCCCACTACGCGACGTAACCGCCTTTGAACGGCCGCCTCGGCGTCGTAGTACTGGCTGTGGGTGAGTCCAGCCAAAACGTCTGCATACGCTGCTCGCAGATCCATCAGTACCGTTACCTCATCGGCATACAGCGCCTTGGTGCCGCGCTGCCTCGTTCGATCGAGGATCGATATCACGGTCTGCTGCAAGTCATCAATCATGTTGTCTTCATCGCTGGCCACACGCATGCGGACCAGTTCTTCAAGCATGTTGATGGCGTTGAAAATTGCTTGCCATCCTTGCTTGTCGATGTTGCCCTCACGGGCCTTATTCACAGCGATGTCGACAGGAAATACAAACCGGAGCACGTCATCGACGGTTAGCTTAGCGGCGCCTTGCATCGCCATCATGTAGGCCATCGGATTGACGGGCCTCGGTTTGTACTTCTTCTTTTTCACGTCTCACCGAATCGAGTACGGGCAGTAGCTGGTGAAGATGCGGGTCGTGGTGTACGAGCACGCATAGTCCACGCAATAGGTGCCGATGTATCGAGCGCCTTGCTGGGTGCTCACAAAATCACAGGAAACCAACGTACCAGCACGCGCAAACGCCAACGGAGCAGCAAAGACGCTCGTGGCGGCAATCAGTACAGCAATCAAGGTTTTCATCACTCTTCTCCTCTTTCGATCTCAACGATCATGGCTCCCGGCTTTTTTCCGAACCTTCGGAAGACTTGCACGGGCTGAAACTGAAAGTCATCGACCTTCAGGGCTTGCGCGACACCGTCCAGCGCAGACTTCGCTGCGGACAGACAGTTGTCGGCATCTCGCTTACGCTTGTCCGGCATCAAAAAGGTCACCGTTACGCGCAGATCTTTGGTGGTCGGCTCCCAGTTCTTTGCCTGGAGCTTGGTCAGCAGAAAGCTCGACGTCACTGCTTCGGTTTTGGCCTTGTACATCGACCCCCAGTGCTTGCCCTTGGTTCGATTGGGGAACAGTTCTGGGCTGGGGAAGGCCAAGTGGATTGTGAATACGCTCTTCATTCATTCGCTTCCTAAGATCGGCCAAAGCGGCGGAGCCACGAATACGCTCTAAATCCTCGCAAATCTTCGACCACCACTGTCTCGCCCCACTGGCTCCAAGTTGTTTTGTCTTCTCGTGGTATCGGCGTATCCAGTCCCTCGCCTCGCACTGCCTCTGCCATTCCAAGGTCTCCGGTGAGATGGAGGGCGGCATTGATTTGGGCCAGACTAATGCTGGACCCATTCCCTTCCCGGACCTTGTTGAGGATTGCTTGCGCTTCAATCTTCGTCATCCCGATGCCTTAGCGCGTCGCGCCAGAGTTGTTTTTGAACGATGCTGATCCTTTCACCAGCCTCTTCTTTCGCTTTCAGCTTGTAAGCCCAGCTTCGGTCTAATCCACGATCACCGCGGGCAAAAGACTTGAAGTCTGCAAGGGCCTTACGTCTCTCCTCTGAGAGCGCACCTCCCTGAGACTTGGCCTCAGGCTTTGACGGCGTCTTACCCATGCGAAGCTCGCTGGTGATCCGCGGCCAATCGACGGGCTCAGAGTAGTGATGCCACCGGCACAGCTTGCCCTTGGCGTCATTGATGATCCAGCGGTTTGGACATCCACTGGCTTGGCACATGGTCTGCTGGACCTCAGAGTCCTGGGCGTCGACCACTTTGACGTCTGCTTTTACGAAGCTCATTTTTGGTACTTCCCATCGATGATCTTGGCAAAGTTCGCCGGGTTGACGATCCATTCGAGGTCAGGACGCCACACACGGCCGTTGGACTCGAACCCCTGCGCCAGCTTAGTCTCGTTGGCCACGTAGGCAAAGAACCCATCCCACCACTCAAGGCCCGCGGCGCGGGTTTTGTAGCCGTTAGGGCTGTAGCTGGATGGTTTGGCTGCCTGTACCCACCTAGCCCTCAAATGAGCCGCTCTGGTGCCCTCCCAGACCCTTGGCTGCGGCAGATGCTCCAGGTGTTTCCTGTACAGATTCAAAATCTCCTGCTGCGGGCAGGGCGGGAACGGAGTTCCCGACAAAGAAGCGTTAGCTTCTTCTATCTGGTTCTTGGTTATTGGTTCTTGGTTCTTGGTTGGTTGAACGTCCGTTGCGATATCCGTTGAACGTCCGTTGGAACGGGCGTTGGCTCTGCGTTCAGCGGATGCCTTACCGGCCTTGGACGCCTGCTCAACCTTTGATCGATAGTGGCCAATCTCCGCCTCAATGCGCGAGTGCCACCAGCCAGCGTCGGACTTCTCAAAAAACTCGTTGAGCACGTCTCGGATCGTGGCCAGATGCTCCCGCATGCGAATCAGGCGGCCGATGTCGTTCACGTCCAGCGGCAGGGGCTTTTCGTGCAGGTAGCACCAGTCGAGCATGCGCCGGTAGGCGATGTCCTCCAGGGGCTCCAAATGCCCAGTGTGGGACTGATAGTCCCCTATGTTGAACAGGTAGTAATGCATTCCCTCATCCCAATCTCCCATCCCAAAAGGAGAACCAACGGCAGGCGGGGATGGGATCGCTTTTCGGCGGGGTAGCTACTCCCCACCTAGCCGTGGCTCGAATCAAATCTTAGTCTCCAAACAGGTCGGGCCGGATCTCTTTCCTGGTCACCAGACCCTGTGTTGCTTCTTCGATACGTTTGGCCAAGTAGGCGGAACACTTCGCCTTGCCGCTGATGATCGATGCCATCCACGCCTGCGTGATGCCCAGGTACTCGGCCATCTCTTTCTTGGCGCCAATTGGCTCGTCTTTGAAGTATTCGGAAAGTGTCATAGTGGCATCAAGTTTAAGGCATTGTTGAAGACACTTTCAAGTCTACATGAAAAAAGTGTTTGACATCAACTTGAAAAGTGAGGTCAAATAGCAGTGCGCCAATGAGGCGTTTCATTGAAAGGAATGACTGATGGAAGAGCAAAAACAGGAGCACGACGCTCCTAACCGGCTGGTCCCTTACAACACCGGCAAGGTCCTAATTGGCTCACGCTATGAGCCACCCCGCAAGTACACGATGTCCAGAGACGCCGAGATCATTCAGGCGGCCTTCCTGGGGCGTCGCCGCGGAATCATCAACAAACCCAACGTCATGACCGCCGCCATCTGGGCGATCTTTGTGTTGGCCATGGTCTTGTGGGTGACGCGATGAACGAGCGGCCAGACTTCAACCATACCGAGCAGCAGGAGTACGACGAGTGGATCTCTGATCCTGTCGCTCAGGCGGAGTACCAGAAGTGGAAACTCCGAGACGAACTGCGAAGAGCAGGTTTACCAGACCCAATGTCAGCCTCATTCACCGAGGCGTTCACTAACTTTTTTAAGGATTGCAAATGAGCTTCTTCGTCACTAACACCAGCAAAGAATTTGTTTTGGTTCCCCCGGGTTCACACTTGGCACGCTGCTACCGCATCGTTGATCTTGGCTCCCAGAAGTCTGAGTACATGGGCCGCATCAAGCAGCTTCGCAAGATCATGATTGGTTGGGAGATCCACGGGGAAGCCGAAGACGGGACGCCGCTGTTGACCGATAAGGGCGAGCCCATGGCAATCTTCAAGAACTACACCCACTCATGGGGTGAAAACTCAACCCTTCGCAAGGATCTTCAGTCCTGGCGCGGTAAGCCCTGGACGGATCAGGAGGCAGAGAAGTTCGACATCGAGCGGCTCCTGAATCAGTGGTGCATGCTGAACGTCATCCATCGCCCGGGCCAGAACAACAAGATCTACGCCAACGTGGATTCGGTCACGCCGGTGCACCCCATCATCAAGCAGCGCGGGTTCCCTGAAGGGTTCAATGACGTTCAGGTTTTCAATCTGGAGACCCCGGACTGGGAACTGTTCGAGACGTTCAGCCAGGGCTTGAAAACGAAGATCGAGAACTCTCCGGAGTTCAAGGCACTTCGTAACCCCGGTGAGGCATCTGCCCCCAGCAAGGGCAAGAGCCTGCAAGATCTTGACGACGATATCCCGTTCTGATCATGCAGCA